AAGCAAATGATTTTAAAGTAACGTTAATTGGTTATTTATTAATATCTATTAATTATCTATGGATCATACATTTAATGAAAAATTATGCGTATTTAATCTCCATGTGTTGTAGATCAATTCTTATCCCTAGTTTGTTCAGCGAGATTTAGTACGTTGAATTTCTAGATTGCCGGGAGAACTTGGTAGCATCGTTAATTCTATGTCGTTCAGCTAAGAACGATCGTAAAAATATAAAAGTGGTAAAATGTAATTGGGTTGATATTACATTAATGGTGCGTGTAACGAGTGAAGATAAGCTAGCCGCAGATGATATATATACTTATTCGCCCCGTCAAGATTTTTCTGTTTATAACAGTTTGTAATATACGTTTAATATTACCTTAAAACTTTAAATTCTTTAAAAACTGCCACGTTTAATTATTTTTAAATCGTGAGTAAATAATATGATAGCAATTGAAACGAAATTTGGTACACTTGAAGTAAAAGATATTGGTATTAATCAACAAAAGTGGGTTACTATCGAATCACAATCGGTTGAATTTAATAAGAAAGATTTTTATATAAAAGAATTTAATTCTAGTTTTTCTACTTATACATTACTTGGTTCTAATTCGGATGAACAGTTTGTATTCCTAACTGAGCTTTGTGCTCGAACAGAGAGTATGAGAGAGTGGTTTGCTGCAATCTCAATAAATTATTCAAACACGACGCAGTTGCCACTTTACTTGAAAGATACTGTAACACCAAGTAAATATAAGGATGTACAAAAAAAACTTTTGGAAATTAAAGATGAACTTGCTTTAATAGTTGTAAAACGAAATGATTTATCCGTAAAGTACACTGCGGACCTAAAGCAGCTACAAGCTGCTGAAAAAGACGTTGTCAAAAAAACTATAGGGGATGACAATATACTAAAGATTGTTTCACTAACCACTGAGAGTTTACCTTTAAGTATCCAGATGCAAATACAATCGTATACGGCCGAATCTGAACATTTAGATATTTCAGATAATAGACGTCGCTATGCTCAAGAATGCCTTGCAAAATTTAAAACAGCTTTAATTAAATTAGATACTGAATCAACAATTGAAGATGTTGATGATTTAATTCAAGAAATTGCGCTAAAGTAGAACCTATTTCGATAGATAAACTTGAAGAAACATTAAAAAGGTATGACAAATTTAAAAAATTAAATACTAACAGAATTTGGAAACCAATTTTTAACAGTCTTTTAACTACAAAAAGTTCAAGTAAAAAATTAAACAACGAAACTTTCAAATCTAGAAATAAAAATAATTTACCTATAGAATTTAAAAATTTATTACGTGATATAGGTAGAGGAACTTTTAGAAGCGGTTTGAAAAACGAAATTAAAATAAGAAATAGAAAGAAATATCCAATTTATTCTTTAATTAGAAAAGGCTGTGATATTACAATGCGTTATAAGCGTGTTGACATTAAAAATTTTTATAAACATTTTAATATTAACAAAACTAATAGGGTTGTAGGTTATACTCCTGATTTTGTTGGTGGATCACGTTCTAATATTGTTACTAGTAAAAATTACATAACTGAATTCATTAGTTCATCATATAATGATTTAAAAAGTAATTTGTCAAGTTCATGTTTACGAGATCTCGTATCTTCGATTAATAGTCCAAGAGTTGTTTATTCTGGCGGTAATGATACATGCACTTCTCATCTAAAAGAATATTTTAAAGATAATACAACTGAGGATTATTTAAATAGATCTACACTAATTGATATATTATCAAAAAGTAAATTTAAATGGTTTCGCGCTCCTCAATGTAATTTTTTAGATGGAAATGAGATATATGAATATATTCGTGTAAATCCTAATTCGTACCCTGGACATTATTCCTCTAAGATATTTGGTAACAAAAAAGGTCCTGGTGATGCTTTATCTAGAAACGTAGCTTATAAGTTATGGCAAAAGATTCATGTTAAACCACTAAAGAATCTTTATTTATGGAAAATTCTTGGTAGGGAAAAAGATATTAAAATTGACTACAACAGTAATAAAGAAGTTGAAGTTGGAACTCGTGCTATTATGACATGTGAATCTCCAATAACTTATTTACTAATGTGGATGGCACAAAAATTTACGTACATCCTTTCATATACTGATTGGGATTCAACTTTTAATTTAAAAGGTGAATTTAATGCAAAGAAAACATTTAATCTAACTAAGCGCGCATTAGATTATGATTATGTTATGGAAGCCGATTGGTCTTTTTATGATTCAAATATTGATACTCACTTTCTAGAACTTGGTGCTGCTTTACTTTGTAACGCAGTTCCTAGTTCGAAATTGAATAATAATATGGTAACTACTTTTATAATGTCAGTTGTTACAAAATATGTAATTGTACCTCCTGGTATTGTAATCGAACTAAATAGAAGTCAACCTTCAGGTCATCCTGCTGGTTCATTAATAAATTGTTATGTTAATTTAATTTATTGGTGTGTTATTGGATATAAAATCTATGGTGACAATTACGCTGACAATATGCATATTGAAGTTTACGGTGATGATACTCGTGCATTCTTTAAGGATCATAAGAATCTAGTAAATATTGATAAGTATATTAGTGAATGTGGATTGAAATCTGATTTAGTGTTGCCGAATATGCGTTCAACCAAATTTAAATGTGATTTAGATAAAGATATTGACTTTTTAAAACGAAGATTTGATGAAAATACACTTGTATGGAATCATAAGAAAATGTTTGATAAATGGATATATCAATCAAAAAATCGTAATTTAAATGATCAAATATTGGTTGTACTATCATATATTCAAACTGTTCCTACAGATACTGAACTTAAGAAAATTGTTAAATTATTTATAAAATGGATTACTTATAATTATTCTGATCAAATCAGTTATAATACTAATAAAGTAATTGAATCAGTTAATCTATCATTTGATGGAGAAATAGAACGTACTAAAAAGTTTAAGTTTGAGTTTGGAAATCAAGTTACTTTAAAAGGTTATGAAGAACAAATCATTCTACACTCATTTAGTTCCTACAGATATGAACAAATTCCAGATGACAGAAAACTTCTACTTAATTTTAATTTAAGTAAGCATCTACTTCTATAGTTTAGGTAACCTTGTGTTTGAGGGCGGT